ATCCGGTAGGCGACGTGGTGACCAGCCTCGCCACACCGTACAACGCGCCGAGATGGTCGAGGTCCGCGCCGATCGCAAACGCCACCATACAGGCCCGCACGGCATCGTTGATCGCCGCATAAGCGAGCAGCTCGCGGTAAGCGTCGGTCTCCTCGACGATGATCGCCGGGTCCGTTTCCAGCGCCGCGACGTCGTATGCGATGCCCGCCGCGTCGAAAAGCGTCACCAGGCGCGTTTTGCGCTCGGCGAGGATCTTTTCGTAGTCGATGCCACGGATGGCCAGCGGCGCCGGGAAACGCGACAGGTCGAGCGTGACGGCGGAAAACCGGCTCATGCCGCAGATCTTCCGAGCGGGATGATCGCCGCAGCGTTTTCATTGGCGGGCGTGAAATCGCCGAGATGTCCTTTCGGCATGTAGACGCCCCCGATTTCAAGGT